CGCAGGTACGCAATCCTAAGCATCCTTGGGCTTTGCGCCGACATGGATACTGATGGCAATTTTGAACAGCCTGAAGAAAAAAAGGTCAGCAAACCTGCTCCGCAAACAGTTGCAAAAACTGCTGCCCCAAAAGTTGAAAGCCAGCCAAATGCCGACACTATTCCTCCAGAAAAAAAACCATTAACTGACGACGAGGCTGAAGAGTTACGAGGCTTGATCAAAGAGCTGCCTGCTGCTAATCGCACAGCTTTTCTAGATCGTTTCCGTTCACAGTACGGTTTAGCCCCCAGCGCAAAAGTTGCTTATGCAATAACTACGCACGAGCATCGTAAATTTATTCAGGATATAATGCCTGAATTTATTTAATACAATGGCACTTACCCAAGCGGAGCATGACCGCAAACGCAGGAAAAACCAGTTCCAAGTTCGCTTGGATGACCAGTTGGCTGACAACTTGCGGCACTTCATGAAGTCTCGCGAGTACAACCAAAACCAAGCACTAATCCTCATCATCAGCAAATTTTTTAAGTAATGTTCAACATCACCGCACACGGAAACCTTGGCAAAAACCCTGAACTGCGTGAAGCAGGTTCAAGCCAGGTAGCAAGTTTCAGCATCGCCGCCCGCACGGGGCAAGACGAAACAACATGGATCAATTGCAGTGTCTGGGGCAAGCGTGCAGACGTCGTCATGAAGTACATGGCCAAAGGCGACAAAGTTACTGTTGCAGGCCAAGGCAAGCTGCGTAAGTACGAAAAGAAAGAAGGCGGCGAAGGCTCAAGCCTTGAGCTAAACGTCACTGATTTCACGTTGCCTGCGAAAAAAGAAGAGGCTGATTTCTGATTAGCCCAAGGGCACGGCTAGCTACCGTGCCTATTCTTTTGGTATGAAGCCAACTATTGAGCAGGTTGAAAAAGACGGCAAGTTGGTTTGGCGCATAGAGGCTGCTGGCGTCGTTCGCTACCACGAACAAGACTGGCAAGCCCAATGGCTTTACAACTATCTGACACGTCTCTATAACTGCGACGAGATCAATCCTCAAAAGTCCTGATCCATGGTTTCACCACACTGGACTACACGGCCTCAAGACCAAATTGCAGCAGCACAGAAACGAGCTGAAGACACGTTGCACGAATCGAATCCAAAGCTGACCACGCTAGAAAAAGCTTTTAGGACTTCCGCACTCCGCCAGAAAGCACGGCGTCTAGCAAGGCAATGTGACCAACCGCCTGTTTAAGCAGTTTCCCTTGATGCCACTGCTGCCTTACCATCGCAACGCAAAGCTGAGACAAAACATCAACGTTGTCACAGTCTTCTATAGATCTAATTGATCGCTCAAGGGTTAGTTCTTCTTCAAGACTTGGTTTAACCACCATCCAGTCGAAACTGTTCGAGGCTGCGTTTTTCGGAGGCATAGGGCTCCTCAGTCTTAAAACGTATGTAATCACCTATAGCTGGGAATAACCAGTCTTGCACTGGTAAACAAGCCTGCCAATTCACAGGTTGAACACAGTTCATCACGACTGTCGTCCAGAACGCACTGATATATCCCCAGTTCATCGATCCACGAATACAGCCCAGCCCGAAGCTTCTCCTTCGATAGACCAACGCTGATAAAAGGCAGGACGCGACATCCTGATTAACTCACCAGATTTTGTGGTGTCATGGCCGCCATGATCCATATCTGGCTTGCCCATTGGATCCATGGCAATAAAGTCGTCTTTGTCATAGCCAATGATTACGCTCCAATGACCACAGCCTTCGCTATCGCACACTGCTGGATTGCCTTTAGTGAAATCACCTTTATGCAGCCAACCAACCATTAGCGGTCTGCCAGCATCGATTTCAATTTCAATGTCTTCAACTCTTACATTTTTGCGAAACTCGGCATTCAAGCCGAATGATTGCAACGTAGAAACTTGAGCGTGGACTTCAGTGGTGTCACCATGTTTGCGACGCCTAATCCGGTAAGTGTCTTGACTTTGAACGACTCGGTGAAACGCAGCGACCATGGCGGCAGCAGAGTCAAAGCACTCCCGAAAGCCATAGCCGGTAAGGCTGTCTAACTGGCTGTAATAGGGAACGCCATAAACCTCTTGGTGGATGCCGCTTGTTTTCCACATCTGAAACCACTCGGCTTCATCCGTAAGCAATACGTCGTCAATTGAGTTTTCCAGCTCTGCAATTGCAGCTAGCTGGTGGGGATCGCCTTTTTTGAAGAACTGAAAAAACGGAAGTAATGACAGTCCCACGATTACGCCCCAAACCCACATTTACTTCTCAACGCGATCTCCAGGGAAGAGTAGATCTTGGACATACTTGCAAGCCACATCGTCTAGCTGGTTGTCTGTCTGCTCGCTGATCTTGATTAAACAGTCAAGTAGCAACTGTTTTACAGCTTTTGATTTGATGAAACCAAACAGGATTGGCTTTAGCAGTAAAACCATGTTGGGACTGTATGTGCCGGAAGTCTAGTTCCTGTCTTGTATGCCTTCAAGCCTGGCCACGCTTCTTTCAACGTCACTAAGCCTGCCGAACAACTCAGCATGGAGGGTAGTTTGCTCACGACGCAAAAGATCAAGCTGAGAGCTTAAATTGTCAACAGCACTTGTGAGGCGCACCAACGAATCACGACCTTGCTGGCTTTCGCGGCCTGCAGATTTAATGCCTGAAGCGGCAATGCCTACCGAGGCACCCGCCACCGCTGCCCAGATTTCAACCACCATTCGACCTATAGCGTTAATTCATCATGGCAGAAGAACAGGGTAAGCAGGAGCATGAACCAGAATCAACAGCTTTGGCGGATTTTGTAAAGCTCGCTGTTCTTACATGGTCGATTGCAATGCTCAGTCTCAACTACCTGGGTTATGTCAAAGCCATGGACCCAACATTTCCTGCCTCGTTGCTTACTGGAACGATGACCAGCTTTGGCGTCAACATCAAACGCGCGAATGGTAAAAAGAAAGAAGAGCCTACACTTAAGGAAGAAACCCCTACGTCCAAGCCAAAATGAGACGTTTTCTCTTTGTATCGTGTCTAACGTTTTTTGCGGTAAGTCCTGCTTCGGCGGATATTACGCACGCTATTAAATCCTCAATCTCGCTGACTGTTGATGGAGCAGCATCCCAAGCAAATCGCGTCGGGTCTTCACTATCTGTATCTGGCTCTAACGTCACTTTGGGTACTGTGCCTAAGTTCGGGAGCTATAGCGCAGGGACCGCTCTTGGTTATACTCCTGGCGAGTTTACTATTACTACTGCTGGTGACAGCTTTTCATATTCAGAAACGTTTATAGGTGGTGATAACACCCCAACTGTTCTTTCAACAACTGTTACCGGTGGTGTTGTGCCCGCGTTACCGACATTCGGAAGCACGGTAGTAACTTCGGGCGGTGTTGCAGGCAATTTGGGTGGAACAATTGCCACAGATGGAGCAATATCGATCGTAGCCGGGTCGGCTGGTACGACTGCAATTGGTCAGGTTATTCAGGAGCTAACTATCAAGTGAGAATCCTGCTGTTGTTGCTTTTGGCTGCCCCAGCAGCAGCCGTACCAATCGTTCCTAACTTCCAGCAAGGAACACTTTCGAGCACCACAAAGACGACATCAAAGGTCGTCGAAGTCATCAACTCTTACGAATATCGTACGGGTTATGAATACACAGCAAGCGGCACGAATATCAAACCCTCTGCAGGTCTTGCCCCACAAAGCTTGACCACAACTACTAATACCTTGAACGGTATCTCAAGCAAGTGGACTGGGCTTGACCCTGCATCAAGACCAACCTGGAGCATCGTTAACGAAGGTAGTGCTTTTTCTATAGTTGAGACTTTGTCTGGGCCAGGGCTTACAAATCACACGATAATAAATAGAGAAACTGACATCGAATCACTTACGGAGACCACCAGCACATTTACACAATGAAGCGTGTCTTAGCAGCCCTGCTGTTATTTGCTGGTCCGGTAAACGCTCAGGTTTCAAGCACTGCCGCTCCAGTTGCAAACAGTAGTGGCTCAGTCACAAACCAGGCTGTGCAGGTAGTCCCAAGCAAGACGTTTGCATCCGTCATCAACGGTGTTCAATGCCAAGGGGCAACGCTCCACATCAATCCTTTCCTCAGTTCAACCACTGGCTGGTCTGATCCGTATGAACGCTATTACAACGAACCTGTCTATGACACGCTTGACATTACTGGTGCGTTTGATCCAGAAGGCAATCCCGTGCCAGACGGGCGTCCCGATTTTCCAGGTCGGATTCTCTTCAAAAAATCAATCAGAACTGGGCAGAAGACGAACTTCTCAGTTAATGGCGGCATCACTGCACAGATCTCGATCCCGTTAGATCGCAGTCATATCCGCACTTGTCGTAGAGCTGCAGAAAAACAAGTTGAGCTTATGGAAGCCAGCCTTGCCGACAAACGCCTTAATTACGAAATAGCCAGGTTGCGTAACTGCGCCGACCTGATGAAAGAAGGCGTGATGTTTCATCCCAAGTCGCCCTACAGCAAAATCTGTGCTGATGTCGTCTTAGTCAATCCACCTGGTGTCTTACCGCCCCACACACATTCAATTCCTACTTCTTCAACGACCGCTGGAAACGCCGACGCTGCCAAGAAGACTCAACAACAACCTTCTTCCCAAGCTTCTCCTTAATTTTCTTGATCGTCTT